TGTCAAACGATTATGCGTTCTTGACAAAGTCAACGGTCAACACGAAAGATACGATTGTATGGGAAGACGGAAATGAATATCCGCTCGTAAAATTAGAGATTTCCAGCACCTCACACCCCTTCTTCACCGGTAAGATGAAGTTGGTTGACACCGCTGGCCGTGTGGATAAATTCCGCAACAAATATGCCCGCCATTTTGATGCTGGCAAGACGAAATAATCCATATATTCCCGTCCCACAATCCATCTTATTGAATCAGAGGTGATTAAACCCTGATTGCTATTTTATACCACCCCAAAAGGGTGGTTTTTTTGTGTTCAATTTTGTAGTATATTTACAAAGAACAATGTTTTGACGTGTCTGATATAGCTGTCAAAAACTGCCGCAAAACTACAAAATATTCCAACACACACAACACAAAAAAATTCATATTTGTTGCGGAATTTATACACACGGCCACCGCTGCGAGTTCTTTTGCAAAAACCACGCCAAACCAGTGGAATAACAAAAGAATAAAACAGAATAAAAATGGCACGCCCGTACACAGCAGAAGAGCGAAAACAGATTAAAGAAGAATATTTGAAGGCATACGATGAAAGTATGGGTCTTCAATACGCATCTTGCAGAAGGGTTGGAGTAACCGTTGACACGATAAACGCTTGGAAGAAGAAGGACAAAAAATTTGCCGAGGCTATTGCCGAAATTGACAACCACAGGGATGAACTTGTCGTGGGTGAGCTAATGCACGCAATACAGAACCACAACCTGTCAGCCATCATTTTTTATTGCAAGACGAGACTTGGGTTTGTACCGTCACAAAAAGTTGAGGTTGAGACAAGGGGTGATATTGATGTGACAGAGGCAATAAAAGAATTACGCAAAGAAATGTTCACCGATGTCAAAGAATAGTCTTGGTATTGGGAGAACATATCTTGAGTTTTTTGTAAAGAACATTGAAAACAGATATGTCATTTGTGTGGGAGGCCGTAGAAGCGGTAAAAGCTGGGCGGTTGCCCGTTGGCTTCAATTCCTGTTAAGCGGAAAACCCAAAAAGCTGTTAGTGATAAACGCCAACTTCCCAGCGCAACAATTGAGTATGGATGATTGGACAAGGGCTACAGGGTTGACAGTTCAGGGCAGCATAATATACGGCTATTCGTCAAAGATGCCAAACGGAAGCATAATACAGTTCAAAAGTTTTGATATTCCACAGAAGGCACAGGGAACAGGGGCGGATTACATTTGGTTTGAAGAGTTTTTGAACATTCCCGAAGAGGTGATAAGGGTGGCTTCTATGAGTTGCACGGGTCAGATGTATTTCAGCGCAAACCCGACAAAAAAGACAAAACTGTTGGATGACTACACGAACAAAGACGGCTCAAACTATTTGAAAACAACTTACCGTGACAATCCATACCTAACACCTATGCAAATCAAGGAGTTCGAGGACATTAAAGAGAGAGGACAGGCCCCGAACGCAACAATGTACGATATATTCTTGATGAAGACATATTGTGACGGTGAATTTGGAGACCTTGTTGGCAGATGCTTTGAAAAGTTGGAATATTGCACCTACAGCGATTATTTGAACATACCGACACAGGAACAAATATTTATGGATTTGGCCTTCGGGGGTGCTGACAAAACAGCGGTGTGCGGATTCAAGATGTACAACAAGAAGTTATACATTCATACATATCAATACAAACAAGGCACGATAAACGCAAAGGATTTGGCGTGGGATTTGGTGGATTGCGGATTCAACTGTTACACACCCATATTTGCCGACTATGGCGGTGTTGGCCGTCAGATTCTTGACTGTCTAATCACCGCCCAACAAAATGACGAGGTATGGACAGAGTCAGAACTGAAAATGGGATTCTCAATATCAAACGTCATAAAAGGCCGAATAATGGAATCCATAATGTCACTGATGGCGTTGGATGCGATTGTGATAGACGATTCCAACTACAACACAAGGGAAGAATTTGAGAATGCCACATTGGATGAGCAACAGCGTTTGAAGGGTGAGAACGACCACACAATCGCGTGTGCGCGGTATGCTATTAACTACTTCCACGCGGTAGGGAATTGAAATTAAAATTAAATAATAAAACATACATACTATTTTACACTTATGTTCATAGACACAACATATTTATTAACATTCGGGCTTCCAATCAGCGAAGAGATAGAATACAACAAAATTGAACGCGCCATATCAACGGCTGAGAACATTGTTATAAAACCCCGTTTGGGTGACTTGTATGCTGAAATTGTTGAGAACCCGCTTGATTACGACATTGCCATCAACGGCGGTGTGATGGTTGATGAAGCTACGGAAAAACACATCTATGTAGCTGGCCTGAAATCAGCTGAAGCCCATATCGCTTTCGGAATCCTGTTGGGTGACGTTATCAACGCAACGGCATTCGGGTCTGTTTTGAAAACCGATGACTATTCCACACACGCTGACGAAGACAAATTAAGACGCGTGGCGATGATGAATACGGAAATCGGTATGCAGTACCTCAAGGAAATCACAGACTATTACAAAATAAAAACATCCTGCAAGATATTACCTAACGTATGGGAAGAACATATCTGACAAAAGAACTCACACCATTCTGCGACAAACGATTAGGGAGAATATTTGAAAAAATAAAATGGTGGATGTACTTGTGCTACAGTCTGCCAATTAAAATTTGAATTAGGACAATGGGCGAAACAATAAGGGATATTTGGTTCAAAGGCACCTACCACAATGTGGCGTTTTGGGTCTGTCTGGCCGTATCGCTGTTTCTCATCATTACCGCGTTCTTCATTCCCCCGAAGGCGGTGGTTGACAGCTCAGTGATAGCCTGTGTGGGCGAGTTGTTTGGTTTTGCTGCATTGGGGGTCTTCATACGGGCCTTGGATAAAGGCGTTGACGCAAAGATAACGAAGGGAGACACTGAGATAAAAATACAGAATCCAGACAATAACAACACAAACACAATAGATGATGAACAGTAATATTAGCAAAGCAGCCGTATGGATAGCACGCGGCGTGATGATTTCCGCCTTGATTGCCTTCATAATGCTGGCCGTTGCAGTCGGTAAACAGAACAAAAAAATCAAGGAATACAGGCAGATTATAAGCGAACAAGCCGAAACAATCACAGACCAAACAAACACAATAAACCGCCTGTGGGGTGAAGAGTGTGTGACCGTCAATGTAACTTGCAACATAACACAGAAGGGACTTGTGACTATCAACCAAGCCAATCAAATTTCAAAAAGTGTCGCAACCTACACACGCGGCCAGATGCTTATGGCCATTGATTCACTTCGTAAGTCGGACACACTGAATAAGAGCAAGTAACACAATATATATGGCATTTTGGAACAGGAAACAGAATAACAGCAATGAATTTAGTTTGAACAACAGCATATCGGTCAACACACTCAACGACAATGTGAGACCGTATATATTTGACTGGTTCAAGTCACGCAGAGGCAAATGGAACTTCGCACGCTTCTTCATCAATTTGGTGATGAACAAAATATATCAGGGGATGCAGAACGTGACGTGGGAATCCACCGAAATCAACTATCTGGCCAACGACATTGCAAACTTCATTGACCGCAATGCGAATTTGCTTGTGAACTCCTATTGGTTCAACGGCTTTATGTGCATAATGGTGGACAAAGACAACACAATCAGACTGCCGCGCCAGAACGAACTTAGATTTGACACTGAAGGCCGCATTGTCAACAGGGAAGCGATTGTCATTTACAGTGACTACTATTCCATCAACAGACAAACACACATAACGTTAGTTAAACCAATTCTGCACACAATAGACACACACGCAAACAACTCGCTTTTTGCATCCGACAATCTTGGCGCGCTGGGAATTATATCGGGAACAAACGTCCCTATTTCACCAGCAGCCAAAAAAGAATTACAGGAGCATCTCAGGAAAGACTACGGTGTTGGTGATGACCAGTTCAATTTCATCCTGTCTAACGGCGAACTCAAATACCAATCAATTGACTTGAAATTGGATGAACTTGATTTCAGCGGGAACATCAGGACAAATCTTGAATACATCTGTCACTTCTTCAACGTGCCGACTGATTTTGTATTCGGAAATTCAACCTATGCCAACCAAGAGCAGGCTATTTTGGTATTCTATCAGAACGCTATTATGCCGCTGGCTGAAATTCTGTTGAAATTAGCCCGCACCGTATTTATTTATATGGACAATGACCTGAAACCATCAACCGTTTTGACATACAAAATAACCAACGTGCCGCAACTCAACAGCTCATTGTCAAAGGAATCCGAAGAGAAAATAAAGTATCTGGAACTCTTGCAAAAGCTACAGGACACAGGAATTGTTGACACTGAAACAGAGGTGCGCAAAGTCTATGAGCAGGCCAAACGAATGTTGACAGATGTATAAAGAATAAAACATCAAAAGTATTTTGCACTATGGATAACAAAATAAGACTATATAACGACATTGACCTGTTATCATTCAACAGTGAGGATGACAGGCTTAATATTGAAGGCTATGCGTGTCATTACGGCGTGCCTAACCTCAACAACGAAATTGTATTCAAAGAGAGCTACAACACTTTTTTTGACGCATACAACCAAAAGAAGGTTGTGCCTATACTTAACTTTGACCACGACAACAACAGACAGATTGGAAGTATTGACGATATTTCAAGTGACAGCACTGGATTGTATGTGAAAGCCCACATCAACAAGAATATACCGTGGTGCCGCGACTGGCTCATTCCGAACATAGAGATGGGTGACATCAAATCCTATTCAACCGAAATGATAGTGATAGGAGGCTATGACGGTATAAAAAGGAACGATGACGGGACTTATGTTGTTCTTAACGGCCTTCTGACAGCCGTGGCGGTAGTCCAACACCCAGCTGACTACAGGAGCGAGTTCACGGTGAAGAATTTCCTTGAATCACTTCCAAAGATTGACAACACACCGAAATCAAAGTGGTTCTTGTTCTGATTAAAAGAACTCTCCACGCTTTGCATACAAACAAGCGAGGACTAATAATAACCAAATACATAACAGAATAATGGATAAAAACATCTTCAAAGAGTTCATTACGAACGAAATAGCCAACAAGCAGACTTTGTTACTATCCAACAGCATCAACGATGAAGACAAAGCAGCCATCCAAACACAGATTGACGGTTTGAACGCTATTGTTGAAAAGATTGACGCACTTGAAGAGGACGAGACAACAAACGAGCTTATTGACGAACTCAAACAGACAGTGACCGAATTAGGTGAGAAACTTACGGCACTTAACGAAAAAATCAACTTGAAAAATAACGAAACAGAAAAAGAGGAAACAGAAATGAATACCAATTACCTTGAAACCAAAAACGCCTTGCACGATTTCGCGCAGGCCATCAGGAACTCAAAATCAGCAGAGGAATTCAAATCAAACTGGAACGAGTACCTTGTAAAGAACGACATTGACACCGATTCATCCATTTCAATCGCTTCTGGCAGCGAACAGGGTTATCTCCCTACCGCCATCAAAGGTATGATTAACGATTTATGGGAGAAGGGTGCAGGCTGGTTGGCCGACCTCAACTACACTGGAGCAAAGGCCTTCTATGTCAGACACAATGCAAGCGACAAAGACGCTGAGACTTCACGCGCTAAAGGTTGGAAGAAGAATGGTGTGAAATCCCAACAGGAGATTGAACTTTCAGCAAAATTACTTTCTGGACAGTTTATTTACAAGATTGTCAGCCTTGACAACCAAACCATTTTTGACAATGACGAATCTCTTATCACCTATGTACTTTCAGAACTTTCAAATCAACTTTTAGCTGAAATCAGACGCTGCATCCTTGTCGGTGACGGCAGACAAGCAAATGACCCCAACAAGATTGATTCTTTTGAGGCTATCGCAAAAACGACAACTGACGCTTACACAACTGTGACTACAGCTTCAAACACATTCCTTGTTGACGACCTTAAAATTATGGTTGACACCATCAACAACCCTGACGAGAAACCTATTTACCTTTGGATGTCAACTGAAGATTTGCGCACCGTCAGCCGTGTTCAGGCCAGCGATACCGCCACCCCTGTATATATGTCAACAGAGGATGTTGCTTCACAACTTGGAGTTGCAAAAATCTTCAAAACCGATTTGCTTGGTTCCGATTACAAAGCCGTGGCTATGCTGCCAGACGAATATCTGATGGTTGGCGCCCCTGATTTGTTAAACGGTTTAGTTTACAAGGCTCACGACATCTGGACAAACAGAGACGTTTACAGAAACGAAACTGTTGCTGGTGGTGGTCTTAACGCTATGAAATCATCTGCTGTATTACTTCCCGCTGAATAACCATAAAACACAATACGTATTTTGCAGTTTGGCGGGTGAAGACAAGTAACCCGCCATTGCACCAAACAAAACAAAAATAACATAAACAAAACAACATATAACAATGGCATCAATTTGTACTTACTTGATAAACCAATGTGTTGCGGCTGACTGCGAGAATCCGTTATATGCGGGTGTAGATAATGAAGCTCTTATCGGCAACTTTGAAGACATTGCAACTGTCACACGCAGCCAGACAAACGGAAGCATTGTGAACGGCATAACTATGAAAACGAACGCTTGTATGTACACCGTACAACAGCTTGGAAATCAACCCTTTGCCGATTCCAACACGACTATGGTAGAAGGTACTTATGGAAACAGGGTACAACACGAAATTCACCTCGCAATCGTTGACAACGGACCTGAAATCACTGAAAATGTGATAGATAAACTCCTGAATGGTAAATTTTTCGTAATACTCACTAATGATTACAGACACGACAACGGTGACAACAAATACCAAATCTATGGATTGAACAAGGGTCTGAAATGCACCGCAATGGAACGCCAGTTCTACGGCGACAACGAAAGTGCATACATAATTACTTTGACCGAAACGGGTGCAAGCAAAACAGGACAATTCCTGTTCTCCACTGACGAAACCACAACTGACGGTCTTTATGACGCTCTCAAATGCACTTGCGAATAACACTTGGAAACATATTCACACAGCCGCCTCTTTTCGGGGGCGGTTTTTTTTGTGGAGTTCTTTTTGGATTGTGACCGCAAACAAGTGATAAAAGCATTTGAATATGACTGAAGAAACAAAACAAAGGATAACGGCCATAACCGATTCCAACAAACAGATAAAGGAAATATACGCACTGTTGGATGAACTGGGAATAAAGTACACAAAAACCAGTTGCAAGAAGTGCAGGCGCGATTTGCTGAACATATTGCGCGAAGAGGCTGGTATGATAGAATCAGCCGCCGATGAAAGCGATTTCAATTCAAATTTGAATTATGAATACATATACACCCCAAACAGGCCTTGCATCTGGAACGGGCAAATAATCAACCAAGACACTCCAGTTGAGGTCATACGCGAGTTTGTGAAGAAATTCCCTAACGGATATTACATAATCAACAATAAAACAGAATAAAAGAGAATAAAATGAAACAAAACGACATCAAAATCCAACCCGTCAGAAACAGGGTTGCGGAAATATACACAAAGGTCACAGGCAGCAATATCATTGGCGAACTGATGATGGCAGCTGGCAACGGAACAAGAGAGACATATAAGTTTCTCAAAGCTGGTTTTGAATGTGATGGCATACATAAATTTGTAGCTGTTGCAATGTTATGTAAAACAGCTGAAGACGCTTCAGACTATACGGTGACAGTCAAATATGGTGATGGTGTGCAGACACTTCCATTTGTTAATGAAAGTGTTATGGCTGTTGATGCTGAATTAGCTGAACAAATGTCAGAGTTAACTGGTGAAGACTACAGTGCTTATATTGGATGGTATTTTGTTAATTACATAGACCGATATGAATTCACTGATGGTGAGACCTACACTTTTTATGTTGACGGGGTTGAGGTTGCAACCGAAACGGGGATAAGTTGTGAAGAAAAATCTGACAGTGAATAATACCATCAATGTTTTGCACTTATGATTATAGTTGACAAAATAATGGATATACTTCAAAGTATGGTTGATGACAACAATTGTCCGCTGATGTCATACCAATATAATAGGTTAAGCAAGGCCAATGTCAGACTTGACAACAAAAACCCGTCTCCAACAGCCGTATTCATTCAAATGAGTGATTTTAAGATTGATATGAACAGACTGAACAAACGTGAGATTTGCCATATCTTTGTATCATTTTTGGATAAGGAGAATAAAATAGATTCTGACGGGATTGAGCAGGATGTCATAATAACAAATATGGCTGATTTGGCGACAGATTTTATTGTGCGTATAAAGGCTGACAGGTCAATGCGTATCACAAATGACATTATCAATTTCAAGTCTGTTTTTTATCAATCGGATTCCAACCGTACAGGGGTTACAGTTGAATTTGATGTGGAAGAGACGCAAGGTACCTGTTTATGACGCATAACGCCAAATGTAGCCGTATGCTGTTTGACATTTATAGATGACCAAGTTTTAATATACTACAAAAACAAATAAATATGGAAATAACCAACGAAACAAAAGTTTGCGAGGCAATGCCGTTTTTGAAGCCCGAACACGTTGAGGAGCTGATGAAATCCGACAAAGTGAACCCGATACCATACAAGAAATCAATATTTGAAATGACGGTCGGGGAGTTCATTATGTGCCTTGACGAAAAGTACACGGCCAAATTCTTTGAAGACCCTGACGAATATTTAGTTGTGGCTATGGGGAGGCTTAAACATTTCAGAAACGAGATGGACAATGTCGGCAAAATCCTGAAAATGAACGAAATCAAACTGTCTGCTGAAGAAAAGGCGGCACAGAGGGGTATCATATTCCCGTCATTCGGCGAATCTATGTTGTGCGAGTGCGTTGATTATTTCAATTTACATTCACTTGACGAGGCTGAGAACATACCATTCTCCAATTACCTGATAATGAAACGCAAGAAGTCGGCTGAATCCCTGTACGAGAGAAGACTCAATGAAATCATATCAAAAAAGAACAAAAAGAAATGAGCGCATACACGGAAGAACTTGACAGCGTTTTGTCGGATTGGGGAAACAGGGTTGCGGACCGAATAAAATCAAATCTGGACACCACAGGTACAACGGCCAGCGGACGCACAAAAGACAGTATTGAGGTCGTTGCCGATATGGGTGAACTTACCATATACGGCAGACGCTTTTTTGAGGGTGTTGAAACAGGACGGCCAGCGGGCAAAATCCCGTACAGATTCCAAGACATTATAAGACAGTGGATGGATGACAAAAATATTGCTGACCAATTCGGACAGAAGGAATGGCAGAAACGAAACGCGGCCTATCTGATAGCCCAAAAGATTAAAGATTCGGGAACTAAATTGTATCGTGACGGCGGTCGTGATGACATATACAGCAATGTTATAACTGAAATGTTGCCAGAACTTGAAGAGAAACTGACAATTGCCGTAAAGGAATCAATATTGCGCGATTTGTAAAAGAACTTTTCATCTGAAACATATAAACATACGGGAGGCATTTGTACAAAATAGTCCCCGTATTTTTTATAATAACACAATAACAACATACAATCAATGGCAGACACCAAAGATGTCATATTGAACATTAAGACAAATTTTGCTGAAAATATAGACCAACTGGCCAAATTACAGAAGGAACTTGATGACCTAAAGGTTGCGGAGTTGCAGCTTAACGCGGCTGTGAAGAGTGGTACAAAAACAAGAGAAGAAGCCGACAAAGAACTTGAAGCGTTGGCCGCACAGGTGCGCAACGTAAAGAACGAGCAAAGGGAATACCGCCGCGAGATAGACAACGAAATCAAGAAACATCAGGAGGCCGAAGGCAGCATAAAACAGATGCGTCTGGAGTTGGCAGCAATGCGCAAGGAATATGAGGAAATGTCAAAGGCTGAGCGCAACAGTGCAAGCGGTGACGAACTATTGACAAAAATCCAATCAACGACCGATGAATTGAAAAAACTTGAGGCCGCACAAGGTGACTACAGAAGGGAAGTCGGACATTACCAAAACGCAATCAAAAATCTGTCGCCAGTATTGTCAGAATCGTTGGGCAAATTCGCTGAATTGTCAAAGGGTACGATGAATGTCGGTGTTGCCTTCAAAAACGGCATAACACAAGTCAAGGCATTCGGGACACAATTGCTGAAACTGTTGGCCAATCCTATTGTTGCAATTATCGCAGCCATTGCCGCTGTTGTGATGAAGTTGGTTGATTCGTTCAAAAAGAACGATGCGGCAATGACCGAACTTAATGCCGCTTTTGCCGCTTTCAAACCTGTTCTTGACATCATTGAAAAGGGATTCCAGAAACTTGTCGGAGTTGTGACAAAGGTTGTGTCTGCCATCGGGAAGGTTGTCAATGGCGTTATGTCGGTGATTCCAGGTATGAAGGAATACGCAGATGCGGAAGAGGATATTGTCAGGAAAACAGACGCTCTTGAGGACGCTGAACGCCAGTACAGCGAGAACCACGAACAGAGGGAGGCCGAAATCGCCGAATTGCGCGAAAAAGCCGCCGACAGCGAGAATTACACATACAAACAGAGGAAGGAATTTCTTGATAAAGCTGGTAAACTTGAGCAAGATGATTTGAAGGAACGCAAGGTTATTGCCGCAGAGAAAGTAAGGATTGCTGAAAAGCAGGCACTTTTGGAAATAGGTGAAACCGAAATGACAGCGGAAGCGTGGGAGAAGCTTACAGACGAGCAGAAAGACCACATTACCGAATTGCGCAACGAGCTTGCGAGAGCAGACAAGGACTATTCAACAGCAGCCCGAAAACTGAAAAAGGAAAAGAACAGTCTTGACAATCAGGATGAAAGCGAAAGAAAACAAAGGGCAAAGGCGGCAGCTGAGGCAGCTAAAGAGAGGGTTGAAAAAGAAAAAGAGGCGTTGAGAAACCTTGAGGATGTTTACATCAAATCAATAGGCGATATGTATGAACGCGAGTACGCTTTGGTAAAAGCTCAGGGAATAAGGGAAATAGAGGCTCTAAAAGAACGTCTTGCAACAGAGAAGAATCTGACCGAAAGAGCCAGAAAAGCTATGATGGCTCAATCAATACTGATGGAAGCCGACCTTTATCTTAAATTGTCAAAAATGAGAGAAGGTTATCTTGATTATGTCACAAAAAAAGCATACGAGTTAATCAAAATGCAACAAGAATGGTTGTTGAAAGCCACCGACAACAAAGACGTGATACTTGAAGCAAAATTGATGATAAACACCGTTGACACAGCATCATTGACAACGCAGATAGATGAACAAATCAAAGAACTTCAAACAAACTACCAAGACATTGCGAGCAATTTGGCATTGTTTGAAAAGGGTGCAATGCCAGAAGAGATGATACTGATGAAATACAAATCAGCTTTTGAAATGCTTGGTATTGATTTTGGCAACACTCTTGAAAATATGCGTGCATACGTCAGTTTTCACAAGGAAAAAATGGAAAGCGATGTAAATGATTATGAAAAGATAAAAAATTCAATTATTGAAGCTGGTGAAAAAGAGAATGAGCGCATAATCACAGAACACACCAAAAACATTCACGATGAGGAGAAAAACCGTATTGATTTGAGCCGCAAACACGCTGAAATTATGCGTGCGATTGAGCTTGAATCAAATTATGACGCATACGGACAAAACGAGGTTGAAAAGACCAGAATACTGTTAGAACAGGCGAAGGAACGCCAGAGGATAGCCAGCGAGGAATACGCATACATATCAGCCGAACGAAAGAAATACACCGACCAAGAGTTAATAGCCATATACGGTTCATTGGAGGCATACAACAACGCAGTACTTGAAGCCAATCTAAAAGTGATTGAATCAGAGAACGATGTGAAAAACGCTATGCGTGATGTTGCAAACGCTTCTGCACAACAAAAAATCACAATGATTGAAAACGCAACGGCGATAATGGGCTCCGTCAATAACATTCTTGGAAGTATGCAGGGCTTGTTTGAAACAATGGCTGAAAGCAACGAGTCTTATGCCGATTTTGCCACAGCTATGGCATTGATGCAGATACTTGTTTCAACTGCTATATCAATAGCAAACGCCATTGAAGGTGCAACGGCCGCTGGTGCCGCCACAGGTGCCGCAGCTCCGTTCACCACACCTGTGTTCATAACTGAAATGATTTCAATTGTTACAGGGGCTATCGCGTCAGCAACAACCACATTGATGAAGGCTCAGCAACAGAAGAAATCAGCACCAAAATTCGCGGACGGTGGTTTAATCGGTGGCCATTATGCTTCATCCGAATCAGAGGGCAGGCGTGACGATGTGGCCATCCAAGCCTCAAGGGGTGAATACATAATAAACGCAAATGCCGTGAAACGTTACGGTGTTGGATTCCTTGACTCAATCAACGGCAATGCTGCAAACATAAGCGTGACAAAATTTGCCAACGGTGGATATGTGAGTGACGCAACTGTTATGGCTGGTAACTACCAGTTCCAGATGGAAATCACAAGACAGATAATGGCGGATGCAATGAGCGAAATACAACCGATTGTGAGCGTCAGGGAAATCACAAAGGCACAGAACCGCGTGACGTTGGCTGAAAGAATATCAAAAAAATAATTAAAATTCAATTCATATAAATGAGACACCAGACAATAATGGGCAGGGTTGACTTGATGTACCCCGAAGAAATTTGCTTCATACACGACCGTAACGTGATTACACTGAAATACATAGCGGCTGGAGACAACACCGTTGGAGGAGTGTTCACCCTTACAAACCAACAGGGCGAGACCGCAACTCTCTTGTACAACAGCGAACAGAAGTATTTGACTTTCAATCTGTTGTCAACTTTGAAAAAAATGATGAACAACGACTACTACAATGTGGTGACTGTGAGCGGTTCAGTCATTTGCGGCGAGACAAGCGAGGACATTACACCGTTCAACATAAAATGTGTTGACGGTCGTACACTTCACTCAAGAGGGCATAATACCGAGCGTATTATATACTATTACGACAATTCGGATTTGACAGGACTTGAATTCCTGATGCTTGATGGCGGTACCATCAATTTCACACAGGTTCAGAGCGGCGTGGTCAAACAGAATCTTTCAAACTACACAGGCGATTTCACAGTGAACATCGTTGACGGCAATGCTAACAGGGTTGTCACAGTCAAAAAAGCGGTCATCGGAGGCGATAACGGATATTCAACAGGATGCGGAGAGAACGGTGACGAAGACGGTGGAGTTGACAATAGTTTCGGAATATTGAAATTGAGATACCGCAACACAGACGGATGCCAGAGATTTATTCAAGGCAAGATAACAGGCCGCAAAAGGACTGTAGGCCAACAAGACTGGAGGGCTGACGAACTTGTAAGACACACACCGAACGCAATGATTACAGCAACCACAGACGAAATTACTGTGGGATTCCCCGATATAGCGAGAGAGAGTTACGCGGAAGACATAATGTATTCGCCAATCATAGAATACCAACGTGAAGACGGTGAATGGGAACCCTGCATAATAGGCGGCAAATCATTGACACTCAAGGAATGGGACACAAATGAATTTGAAATAACTTTCATAACACTGTCATAATGGAATTGTACATAAACGGGAAACAGGTGCATATATGCAACGGCGATGTTGTTTTGAACTGGACAAACATACGTTGGAGTGATGACGCTGTGGGAGACCAGTGGTCAACTGAAATTGAACTTCCGAATGATGAATGGAATATCAACCTTCTTGACGCTTACGGCCTTCTTGACCGTGGAGCAATATTCAACAAGAGGGTGAAATGTCAGGTGCTTGTTGACGATATTGCCAAAGATGGTTATTTGCAGGTTCTTGAAATAACCGAAAACACAATCAAGGCGCGTGTGTTTGTCATTGTCATCCCTTACGAGGTTCTTGACAAAAAAGTGTGTGACTATTATCCGCACGATGATGTTGTGTTCAGGTGGGACAGGTTCAGTCCGATTGTCACGAATATCGCTGGCGTTGACGAGGGTATAATTCCGTACGAATACACTTCAACTGATTTTTATTCAAACATACTGGCGCAATGGCACGCATCTGTAAATGTGCAGAAGGTATTATCAAATATAATGGATGCCGAGGACATAACATTACCAGCCGTGTATAATACCCTGTACCAATTGTCATCAAGGAAAAAAGTGTGCCCTTCAAATCCGTATCAGGTATTGTCAGGTATGTACACACATTCATCCCAAGTTGACAACAAAAGTCTTGAAATGGCAGGAGGACAGCATATATCCAACGATTTTTGCTCAAGCTGGACTTATTCCGATTTCAAATGGAACTCTAATTACACCGACTGGGATATGCAGATGACAGCCTTGAGATGGATGGAGAAGGCTGATAAGATGGACAAACTTACATTCAACCGCCACGTTAACGCTCATATAAAGATATACGCAACCACTAATTCTGCGGCACAGTCAATTTATGAAGATGCCACAATACAACCTTGCAAAAACGGAAGCGGATTGAGAAACGCGGCGATTATACCGTCTTTTCATAGTGGTGGTGACTGGAATGAAAGCGATGTCCTCCTTTTTGATTTTGATACGGAGTTTGAAAAAGACGATTACTTTGAATTGAAGTTCTGGGACTACTCCCTGTTTGAGACAAAAACAATTTATTCTGTTGTTATCGAATATAGCAACTACGAGTGGAGCGAAGACGATTACGACACCGACCTTGTATATATACCTGCACCGTTCTGTATATGGAAGATGTGGACAAGCGGTGGTGTTATCACCTACGAACAAAAACACGACTTCAACGGAAACGGGGACGGGACAAACTCTCCAGAAGATTATACTTATACATATTTCGGGGCATACACTAACCTTGACAGGGAAGTGACTGTCAGGGAATACCTCACATCATTGTGTTGGATTCACAACCAAAAACTTAAACTTGACAGAAACGAACTGATATTCCAACCAGCCAGCCAGAGAGAACCGATAACGGCAAACATAACCGCAATCACACCGTCAACCGACAAACTTGCACGCACAAACAAAATAACCTATCGTGATTCCGATGAACATACAGAGTTCAAAATTGACAATGAGTTTATAGAAGAAGAAAAGACACTGCACGAATCCGCATTCTACACTGGTGACGTGATACCCCAATACTCGTATGATATGACGTGGACAAACAACCGACCTTCAGAATCAGAAGTAGAAAATTGGATTACGGAAATAGAAGTCAACTTTACTGATATGGATGCGGTGATTATGACGGCAGTGCAGACATCGGACGGTTACAAACTATACCGTGCCCCTGACATAATCGGTTTTGGTCTCCCCAACCTAACAAACGCACAACAGATAAGCGCACAGACAAGGCGCGACATATCAAATCTGGACTACGTTTACATTGACGGTCACAAGTATATGCTAATTGACGGTGAATTTGATTTGGAAACATTCATAACCGACTTCAACGCCATACAATGTGATTCAACATTCGGGTGCATACCTCCGACATTCGCGGTCATAGACACCGAGGCGCACAAAACTTCAATCACTCTTGTATATAGTTATACTGACATAACAGGTGAATCTACAGGCACGATGACGATATATGACACAGAAAGACCGAATGTGGCTATTATATCAATTGACAATGTCACATACACCACAGCTGACGCGATTGTGGATTTTGCCGAGGGAGGCAGCGAGACAGAAATCTCCTCGCAGAATGTCACCAAAGGTGTGGGGAGTGTCACATTTGACAATCTTGAGAACGGCAAAACATACCGAATAGTTTGCACTATCACAAACGAGTGCGGCGATAATCTTGAATATCAATATGTCATAGACACGCCTGAGTTTGAAGCTCCTGTTGTAAGCATTTGGGACATTTACAACATAGGCGCACACGATGGAACCGCAAAAGTCGGATTCAATGAACAATAAATTGAAAATCAATTGAATAAATATGATTGAAGAAGTAAAATTAAAATTATATTCAGACCCCGAACTCACACACGTTGAGGCTGAATTTACGGCGAGCGGGACAACAAGCCCGCAGACCATTCCAATGAGTGGTCTTGACTCTGCAACCCGTTACTATGCTGTCGCTTATGCCACCGATGACAACGGGGTAACAGGACAAAGTGAACCCATCCAATTCCGTACACTTGAAGCCTCAGTTACCGTTAGTGGATATGTCAGGTACGGCGCGACATACGATGTCTTGCAATATGACGTTCAATACACTGATGGCGACAACTACACACTTGTGGCCAAAGGCGTTGAGTTTTCTACTCAGATGGACTTTCATTCTGATGTCCAGACTTTTGTGTACCCGTCAGGAGCAACAGGATGGCAAAACGCTTCGCCGTTTGATGCGAATACTTTGTATTATTTCAGATTCTTTTCCGAATTTGAAGAGATAGGCCGTGTTTACGGACAACCCGACCAAAACACAATCACAACAATGTACGCTATGCCTGTCTTCACCATCATAACCGATTCTGTCGGGGAGAACGACGCGCAAATCACAATAAGTTATACAGGTGACTATCCTATTGACTACAACTCATTGCAAGGTTCTGTTGTGGGTGGTACTGGAGACGTTATGTCATTACAATTAGACAATTTGACTCCAACACATCCAGAAACAATCACTTTGAGTGGTCTTGACGCTTCAACGTTGTATGAGGTTGAAGTATGGATGAGATATTATGACACTTATGCAGAAGCATACAGCTCATTCACGACAGCCGAATCAACGGTACATAACTTTGATTTCTTTGTGTCACCTACTTATAATGTTGATTATCATATAATTGACTTTGATGTGACCGCTACACAAATAGTGTTTGACAGACTGACCAAAACCAATATCGGTCTTGACATTTGTGCCGTCCCTGATTTTTCAGGCCACCAATTAGGCGGTGAGTTGGGTAGTGGCTCGCTGACATTCACTTGGGAGGCTACAGGACTCAATGAACACAGACGTTACTTCTGCCGTCCGTGGATAGAGACACTTGAATATGGCAGGGAATACGGTGAGACAAAAATAGTTGAAAGCCATTGGGACATTCCTGAAATCACAATCACACAATCAGAAACAGGTTGGGATATGGTTCTTCTTGATGTGAAATACAACGGCGGTCTTCCTGTCCCGTCAAACGGTGTGATAAAGATTTATTCGTATGATATGCAGACACTTATACAAACTGTGAATGCTTCAAATCTTGTATGGAATGGAACAAGGCAGATACTTGTGACAGGATTGCAGGTTCACACTGGATATAACGCTGTGTATGAAGGCGCATACTATTCATTCGGCAATCTGGTCACTGGTTCCGCTGAAATCCATACAGCTTCAGAACGTATGACGATGACAAGAACTGAAAGTTGGTCACAAAACGGACAACACACGGATGTCATTACAATTGATGTGTATTTCGGTGACACAATTGAAAATGTCAGCTTCTTGTATCCGCTTGGAATTAACATTGTCAGCCAAACAGTTGAAGACAATGTATATACTATAATTACGGAAGGTTACAGTTATGGCAATCCTTATCAGTTTGCCGCTGATGTGACACTCGGCGGAGGTTATACAGATAGCAGACAATACAATATAACCGTCCCGACAGATGATTTGCGTGTGACAAATACTTTTGGACCTATGTACCTGCCTTATATAAAGAAGCAGCTTAATGGCACTGTTTTCAAAAGAACAGGCGGTCGCACACAATTTTTAATTGACGTTGAAAACACATCATTGACTTTGGTAGAGAGAACAACAGGTTATGAGTGTTCCACCGCTTGCACTGGAGTTAATTATCAAGCTGACACTTTGAACAACAGACTGCAAACAGCAATGCAATATTATCCTGCTGGGCAATATCGCGCAAAATGGACTGTTACAAACATTATGGGTCAAACATTGACGGAATTTGACAGGTATAACTCAAATACAATTGTGTATGGCGCTGTATTCACTAATGTAACAACAACTTCAAATTCAATCAAATTTGATGTAAGATGGAATATGTGGAGTGGATATACTCAAACAAAACGTGTTGATTTAGTTCTCAATGGACACGTTATGGAATCATTGACACTCACACCTAACGTGGATTACAACAGTAACATCCAATTCTCAAACCTCTTCGCAGGTATGGACTATGTGATAAGAGCTTACTATGACACCAGCAGCGTGACAAATTATGCGGATTATAATTACACAACACCAATTGACAATCTTAACTTCACTATACCAAATGGCGGTACTGTAACATTGACTAAATATGGCACACCGACTGAAGTCACATTGGAGTATTCTCTTGACAACGGTTCAACTTGGACTACTTGGGCGGAGACTGATAACGTCAGGTCATTAACATTGGCTGATGGTCAAACGATGCATATTAGGAATACAAGCGAGACGAGCACGGGATTTTCAACTGGTAGTTCTTCAACAGATATTTACAGATTCTCGTTTAGTGACTATGCTTATGGCGGCGGAAACATAAACAGTCTATTGTGCAAAAACCCTGAAAATGCTGTTATAACAGAAAATTGTTTTAACAGATTATTCTTATCTACAAGCCTTGTGACAGCACCCTCACTTCCATCAACTGAAATAGCACGCAATTGTTACTACTATATGTTCAGAGAATGCAGATACCTTGTGACAGCACCTGAAGTGTTACCTGCAACAACTATATATCAAAACTCTTACTACTATATGTTTGAAGGGAATACATCGCTTGTCAAAGCGCCCAAAATCCTTGCGGAATCTATTGTTTCGTATGCTTGCAATAGTATGTTCAGAAACGACAGTTCACTTAATTACATCTACACTGCAATGACACAAATTTCAGGTACAAATCCAATCGCAAATTGGGTTAACGGAGTAGCTGCCACAGGCGATTTCTATTGCCCTGCTGAACTGACTATTTCTACAGGCGCAAGTGGCATCCCAAGCGGCTGGACGCGTCACAATATTGATGGTGACAAATATCTTAATTTTACAATGCCCGATGGCGGAACCATAACACTTACTAAAAACGGAACACCTACGGAAGTTACTCTTGAATATTTGGTTGAAGGAGAACCGAACTGGGTCACTTGGGTTGAAACTGACAATGTCCGTAGTCTGACATTGAACGCTGGTGGAAAGGTTTATATCCGTAATGCTAGTGAGACGAGTACTGGATTTTCAACGAGTAGTTCAAATAATTATAAATTTGCATTTACAAATAATACTTATGCGGGTGGTAATACCAACTCCTTGTTGTGTAAAAATCCAGCTAATGCTGTAATTACAGATGCTTGTTTAAGAGGTTTATTTAGCGGACAAACCACTTTAATAACTGCTCCAAATCTGCCTGCACCAGTTTTAAGCTATTATTGCTATGCACAAATGTTTCTTGGCTGCACCAATCTTATATCACCTCCTATAATTGGAGCAACAACACAAGCTGAAGCTGCTTGTTGGAAAATGTTTTATCAATGTTTTTCTCTTGAAGAATCTCCAGAATTAAAAACTGAAGTTTTAGTAACACAATGTTATCAAGAAATGTTTTATGGTTGTACTCGGCTTAAAAAACTTACAACATTAATGACAAATATTTCTGCAAACTATTGTCTTTCCAACTGGGTTGCTTCTACTGCCGCCACTGGTGACTTCTATTGTCCTGCTGAACTCACAATCCCGACTGGCGCAAGCGGCATCCCAAGCGGCTGGACAAGACACAATTTCTTCGGCTAAAATACAGCCTGTGTTTTGTACAAAAAAAAATGGTGGCCAATCGGTCACCATTTTTCATAATGCACAAAAAATGAAAGAATTTATTAGGCGGCTGAAAGTGCCGCTTTTTGTTTGTTCACAAGGTTAATGAATATTTTGTTGTTATGGTAATTTGAATTTGAATCCCAAATTGATTTAAGCGCGGCCATTGATTGTGCGTTGACCGTTTTACCGTATAAACCTGTCGGGATGCGTTCATCGCACAAATTACTTGATGATGTTAGTTTTTGTTGTTTTGGAGTTGTTAGTTTTTGTTGTTGTTGGCCTAATGTATAAACCACATTACCGTAATTGTCAGCGATTACCAAATGGTTGATTTCACGATTGTCGTTGTAGCCGATTTCAGTGACATTATATTTCATAAACTTGTTGTCATTATTAATCACAATCTTTGGAGTGGTGTATAGTTCACGGGCATATCCCCAACGTACTGCAACACGTTTGAATGCGTCCGAACTGAAGCCCTTTTCAGCCTCTATATTGGATTCCGCGCCTGTGTCAGATTTCCAAACCCATTGGTTAGTGTTATCATCATATACCCCAATTTTACAGTATATTTGGCCTCCTCCATTATAATATTCACACTGCCAACCAAATTCCCCAAACATCTTATCAAATGCGTTCATTGCCGTGCGTGAGTTTTGATACAATAACAGTGTTGTTTTGCCGTCCTTACAGGTGGCAATTCTAACCTCAATGTCCTTTGCCGTCAATAGCGGCCAATTAATTCTCTTTGCTTCTTTCATCTTTGTTTAATTTTAATTTGATATTATTTACATTATAATTTTACATTTTTATTTTGAGACTTCCAAGTCCTTTGTTGGAATTATCTCCTCTTTGATGGTGATTGTTGTTCCCTGTGTCGGCATTGCTATTTGTTCCATTTTGCATTTGTTTTTGAATATTATTTAATTGATGGATAATGACCACCAAATGACAAGCGATTACGATTAATAGTAATAATGTTGTGTCCATTGTGTTCTCTGTTTATTTATAAATAGTGCATAAAATAGAAAAAGTCTCGCACTTCCATAAATAATATACAAAAAATTGTGAAAAAAGTCAAAAAAATTCAGTGCATACCAATAACACACTGAATTTCAAAACATTATGAAAAAAATAGAATGTAATTATCTGATAACCACTTTGTTAGTTGTTGATTTATCATCTGCTTCGTTGTAAACTTTAACAAAGTACACACTTCTTTTTTGTAGTGTGTCGGTTTTGATGATGTGCCGACCGCCTGTCATTTGGTCTGACATCACCAATTTGCCCATTATATTATAAATTCCGACTTTCAAAGTGTCTTGACAATCTGTTGTAATTACGATGGAGTCAGTTGCTGGGTTTGGCTTGATTGTCATATTAATGTCTTGTGCTTTTGCAGCTGACAGGGCAAAAAGTATTAAAATAAATGTAAAAAGTTTTTTCATTGTTTTGTCGTTTTTACCAAAAAACACCAATATGCTTCGGGACATACGGGCGTTTTTTTTACAATTATAATTTACAAACCATACCAGATTTCACGCTCTGGTTAGGCGTTTATTTATTCTTCTTCTTGTTCCTCGTATGCTTCAATCAATTCTTCCACATTGTTATTGAATTCATTTATGCGATTGGTTAGGTAGCCATCGTAAGAATTCATTAACCAATCCAGTGTAGTGCGTTTTCGTTGAAATACGTCATTTATATCCTCTTCACCATAACCCTCTATCGTGTCCTTAATCTCATCACACCAGTCGGAAATGTCTTCAATCAGCGATTCCCTTTCCGCTGTCAACTCTTCATTTAATTCTTCTTTAGTCATATTACTTTTTATTTTAACCCAAGCAACATCGCTTGTGTTGGTAGTTATACATTTTAGTTTTTAAAAAAACAAATTGTTGGCAAAAATTTCTTTTGGTTGCCGAGAATTTGCGTTTTAAGGGGCTTTTTTAACTAACAGTCTGACGGTTTTTTTATCCATTCGTCTGTCAATGTCAAACCACAATCAGCCAACAAACAATCAATATCGTGAGTGTACCCGAATATGTCATAATCGTAATTGATACGCCCGTTGTCACGAACCTCAACCACATTCCTGTCTGAATTGAGAGTTACACAATAATAGAGTTTGCGCAAATTGCCGTACTTGATGAATAATCGCCTGTCATAAAAAAAGACATTCGGTCTTGTGTCTTTGCCGTTGAGGGCTTCAATGATGGCGGCTTTTAATCTCTCGTCCTTAAAATTTTCAAAATGTTGCATATACTTGTAATTTTAATTTCATTCCAAATGTACTGCAACACCAACAGCCCGCACAACTTTTTTGTGTTAATTATTCTTAACGGTTGGCTGGAATGTTGCGCTATATTACATATATACATTATATTCTGAAGGACGTGCCAAAGGCGGTGAATTTGGCGCGATACGGGCGCGGGCGGTGTGGTTGTGCCTTCGATTGGAATGACGTTGAATTTGCCCCGTTTCCGCTTGTTGTGGTTGGAATCCCTGTTGATGATATAGTCACCTTGAGAGACGACAAACGAATCAGTTCAGAATTGCGTAGAGCGCGAAGGGGGTTGAATGTCCTTGTACAATTGGGTATAGTACGGGCGAGACCACTGTAGAAGTGACATATATACTTAAGTTAGAAGGTAGATTTTTATTTTTTTTTATTCTGTTAGTGATTGTCACTTTAGGTGACGTCACCTAAAAAACCGAATGTGAAATGTAAATGGAACATCGGTTAAAACAGTTGATTGTGATTGTTCACGCTGTATGGCGGGAGTGCCAACAGACGTGAGTGTATCACTTTTTTTATTTCCAATTTCAATTCCTGTTTGTGAATAATCCGCTCCGCTGTCGCGTCTTATTCATTCGTGAACTGCTATCGCATTCACGATTTACAGATTTTAGAGCTTGAAGTTAATTAAAGTGTTGGTTATTAACTGTTTATCTAACTAACAGTCTCTTCACTTGAGAGTATAACATACCTATAGGGGAGAATGGATTTTTTTACGCTTTCAGTGGTAAGTTCTTGAACGTCAGTTTCTTTCAGCCCAAAGTCAGACTTAAGTGTCTGACAGTTAGCGGTTTCCTAAAGAGCCCAACCGCTCAACGTTCGTTATATATACCACCGTTCCGACAGGTGGCGGGGTTTGCGTCTCATCCATTGTGTAATCCCTACTATTTGTAGTTCATTCACCCGCCGTCTATGCCACTCCTATAGTCCCCGTGGGGTTGGTTGGTGGCTTGTCACACTCTTATAGACCCTTGAGTGTCCTGTCTGCCAAGTTTTTTTGCTGACGAATCTGTTCGTCATTGCGTCTTCACGCTTGGAGGTTTTTACGTCCTTGTATATATAAATATACTATTAAATTAAAAAATAATCAAGTCAACCCCAAAAAAAGTGACTTTTTTCATTTGTTCAGTGTTTTTTTTTGAAAAGAACTCTTATTTTGTCCTGTCACTATATTATAACACACTAAATTACAGTCTGTTACAATTATTTTTGGTCTTAACATACTGACATTCTGTTAGTTGATGTTTTTATTGTGCTGAAATTTACAAAAATTTGATTTTTTTTCAAATAACGATATATTTATATATAGAGAATAACAGAACAAAACACAGACAAAATGACAAGTTACCATAAGATTTCAGTTTTGGTGCGCTCAGGGGAATATTACAGGGTATTCCAGACGCAATGTTTCACGATTCGCCCTATTACCAATTTATTTTTCAGATTCAATCCGACCTATGAAGTAAGGGCTGTGAAAGACGGTGAATTCCCGTCACATTTCCCTGTTGACAACCAAGAATGGAGACAATTGCCAACGGACAAAATTGCAGAAATGTCACGAATCCTCGAAGGCGAAGACCTGTATAGATTAGACGTTCCAGAAGGCGAAGATATTAAGAGCTATCTGCTTGAGAATTTCCAATACAGGAAAGCCCTGAATCTTTGGTACATTTACGCTGCGAAAGAAGGGATATACCCATCAAAACAGCCATTCTACGGGGTGGAAGTTAAGGCAGTGCCAGAATGGATTCTAAATGACATTGGAATGTGCGAACATCCGACATTCATTTCCGATGAAAACAACCCATATATCAACAAAGAAGACGTGTTGAAATGGTATGACGGCAGGCGGTACGACAAATACGTAAATGGCTACAAAGCAAGTGGTTACTTACTTGGAAAAATAAGAATTGAAATATCAAAGACCGATGAAGACACAGACACAACCGATGACAACGAATAACGATGAAGACTTAGACCTTGTTTGGTATTGCACAAAGTGTATGTCACTGAATATCAAGGACAAGGAAACAAAAAATGGTGTAACTGTCCCGTACTGTGCAAGTTGCGGGGCTGATGTGTACCACATAGATGTCACATCATTTGACCGATGGGAAGAGCTATACACTTCAAAATATGGCCACAAGCAAATAGAATTCAAGACGATATATGATGATTTGAGTGAATCGTACCAAGAAGACGCGGAAGAAATACTTTCAGAACACGAGGCAATAGAAAACGGCCTTTGCGTTGGTGATTTCATCCAGCGTTCAAATAAAACCCTAAATATATGAAAACAAATGTACTACGATATACACCTAAAAGGTGAAGCTCGTGAAATCACGGATTTCCATTTTTTTCAAATGATGCTGCCAGATGAATGGACAGCAACGCCCACAACTGAAAAATACGCGCAATTTGATGCAACCGCCACCAACGGGAAAGAAGTTGTGTATGTGGAGCTAAAAGGGCGCGACCTGTTGTTGAATGAGGAAAGAATCAAAGAAGGCGCATATATAGACTGCGGAAAAGCTGACTATTTGGCAACATTGCCAGCGAAGGCCGCGATAGTGCAATTTTTTTGGAAAAACAATATCACGTATGTATGGAATGTCGCCGAAAAAGACACGTGGAAAAAGGAAAAGCGACTTCTGCGGAAAAACAACGAAACAGAAAAAAAAATATTGAAAGATGTATATGTTTTGCCGTTTGAGGACAAAAACGCACGTTATAATGTGGATTTGACCGACTACAGCAATATATTTCATTCAACGTGGGCTGAAAAAGCCGCAAATAAAAGCCCGTTGAGGCTGCAAACAATAAAAATACAATGAACATTCAAAAAAAAGCATTCAGACCCGTTTACAGGGCAATCAAGGACGGACAATTAAGTGAACGTGAGGCATACGACATATTATGTGGAATATTCAGAGTTGAGTATATACCTGTAGATATGACACCGCCTTTAATGGATGACAGTTCTTTGATTGAACAACAGCAAACAAATGAAATAACTGTAAGAGGATTTTGTAATAATGGGTAAATGGTTTACGATTAAAGAATTGTGCGTGTCGGCTTCATATCCCAAATTTATAGAGATTCCCGAAGAAGGCACAACCATATACAACAACTTGACATATACAATTGAGAGACTTGACAACATTCGTGAAAAGTGGGGGTCTCCAATAATAGTCACAAGCGGCTACAGGCCACCGCAATTAAACAAGGCCGTTGGAGGCTCAAAAACAAGTGCGCACGTTGTAGGATTTGCGGCTGACATACACCCCAAAAAAGGTGATATAATGCAATTGGCCGCGCTTATCGCTTCAATGCCAATGGACTTTGACCAACTTATTTTGGAGAAGGTAACAACCAAAAACGGTGAAATTACCAACTGTCAATGGCTGCACGTTGGATATTCACGCACCCGCAACAGAAGGCAGATACTCGCTTGGGACGGAAAAACGTACAAGCCAGTCAAAATAACGACAGAAACAAAATTAACCATTTAATGGCAAGCAAAAACGAAAACCTACACAAAGCGAAGAAAGCGAAAAATGACGAATTCTACACAAGAATAGAAGATATAGAGAATGAGTTGGTTAATTACAAAGATTTTTTCAAAGACAAAGTAGTATATTGCAACTGCGACCATCCTACAGAGAGCAATTTCCCAAGATATTTTCTTCTGAATTTTGAAAAGTTAGGTTTGAAAAAACTTGTTTCAACCTGTTTCATCAATGATGGTAAAGGATGGATTGGCACAAAAGAAAAAGACGGTGAATACACTATAGAGCAGCTTGAAGGTAACGGTGATTTCCGTTCAGAAGAATGTATTGAATTTCTCAAACAAGCGGATGTTGTTGTCACAAACCCACCATTTAGTTTGTTTCGTGAGTATATGAAACAACTGATAGACTATGGTAAGAAGTTCTTGATTATAGGTAACGGAAATGCTGTAACATACAAGGATGTTATGAGCAAAATTATTTCAAACGAAATCAGGATAGGTGTGTCAAAAGGCGTAGGAGGGCATTTCTGGATGATAGCGAACAAAGAATTCAATGTAATAGACGCTAGCACAAAACAAAAGGACGGACATACATTGGTTGACATTTCACTGGCTTGCTGGTTCACAAATATGAAAAACGAAAGGGGAAAAGAAGAGTTGGAACTCTCAGCAACCTACACTCCAACCGAATATCCTAAATACGACAATTACGATGCCATTGAGGTCGGTAAGGTAAAGGATATACCGAAAGACTATTACGGAGTGATGGGTGTCCCGTTTTCTTTTATGGACAAGTTTTGCCCAGCACAATTTCAAATTCTTGGTGTTCTAAACCCGAAACTGAAAGGAAAATGGAAATACAAAAGGATGCTGATAAAGAGAAAAATAACAGAATAAACTGAATATGAGTGGCCAAAGTAAAGGAAACCAAAAACAAAAACAATATACCAAAGAAGACCAAGAGAAAGGAAAAGAGCGATGAATACAAGAAATACCAGTCATACATACGCTCCAAGAAGTTTGATTTTGTCAGACAGGCTGTAAAGGAAAGGGACAAAGTGTGTCAAGTATGCGGAAGAACACAAGAGGAAATAGACAACGACCCTAAAATATCATTCAACTGCCATCACAGGTCATACGTTCATTTATTCCAATCAGACGAAGAAGAGATTAATGACTGCATTCTGTTATGTTCCGTATGTCACCGCGCCATACATTCAGCAAAAAAGAATTTGAGACGTTTCAAACGGTGATTTTGAAATTTCAAACACATTTACAATAAAAAATATATCTTTGCCCAAAAATAGAACAATATGGAAAAAATCAAAATTGACAAAGAAAAAATAAAGGAATTTGTTGAAAAATCCAAAAAATCAAAAAAAAGAAATACAATTGAATTGTTTTCAAAGGAAATAGACGGAAAAAAGTATTGTTTGGAATTGAACTATATCTACGATGTAGGAGACAGATGTTTTTATTTTTCTGGAGCAGCTGTTGACGATATACTTTTTTTTGACGATGTTGATGATGAATTTGGCGGAGGCGTTTTGGACTGGATTATTTTTGAACCTCATAAAAGAATTTCGTTAGAAAAAATAACAGAACAATGCCAAACGGAAACAGATTCTTTTGTTGATGCCATAAATAAACAGCAGGAACTGATTGAACAAGCCATCCAAGACGGTGTGAAAAGATATGATGAGGATGGTTATTATGATACAAATGATTTTGGTTTTCTTATGGATGACTTAATGAATTTATGGAATTATAGGCCATTCTGGACTTATGAAGAGGGTGAAAATATATATAGCGGTTGGGCAGAATATAAAGATTACATTGAAAAATGTTTGGAAAACAAAACGGCCAACCAGAACAGTTGACCGTTTCACGGGAAATTCCAAGCTTACCACACTGAAGACCGAAAAATTCACGGCAAAGATACATTTTAAATCCATATATTAGGCAAGAAGCTTTTCATTGGCCTCAAACAGCTTTTCAGCAGGGATGTCGCCCAAATAATTGTCAGTGATTCCGAGCGTATGCCCAAGATTGCGCTCAATTACGGCGTAATTCACACCCTCAGAATTAAGTATAGTGCAATATGAGTGCCGCGCAAAAGTGAAAGAACAATCGTCACGGATTCCAAGCTGTTTGCATACCTTGCGCAACACCTTACTGGCATAAGTGTTGATATACATTATTCTCAATTCCATAGCTTCATTGTCGTTAACGTCAACATCGTTCAAAAAAGAACCGAATACAAGACCGTTGAATTGGTATTCATCCCCAATGGCATCAATCATCATTTTCAGATTCTCAGTTACAGGCACCCTGACATATATACCAGAGGAATTTACAACTTTGTGCCGATAGAACCCCAACAACTGTCCTTTGCTGTTCATCCATTCTTTGTCGTATTTAAGACGCATCAAATCAGCCATATTGCAGCCGTTGCACAAATAGGACGCAAAGAAGAGACCCAGCCATCTTTTAACACCTTTTGGAGTGTCACCGATTGAACACCAGTATTCCCAAAGTTTTTTGATGTCGTCTTTCGTGAAGTAACTTCCCTGTCTTTTTTTGGGCTTCTCCAATTTCACTTTGTCAAGCTCATACGACTTTGAACGTGTCAGTTTGGCGTCTCCCTTGACGCATCCGAGATACGCCCCGTAATTGGTCACGGATTGGAGAATGGCAAAATACGTCTTGATGGTTGACGCGCTCTTGTTGTCGGATTTCATCATTCGGTGAAGATTGGCCGCAAAAGCCGAATCAACATCAGACATTTTCACAATGCCGCAACGTGTTTCTATGTAACGCAACAGTGTTCTGTAGTTTCTGTGCGATGCACGGCCTTCCTGTCTCATTACCAACATTTTTTCTGTCAGAAGCTCGTTGAGTGAGCGAACCTTTTTCATTTTCTTTTCCATTTTTCACATTTTTTGGTTAGTTTATACTTTTT